ACATTTTTTACATCAAGTGACGATGCTTCTTATGTTTGGGTAGGTTCAAATGCAATAACAGGATTCACAACGGCAAATGCCACAGTTGATAATGGCGGCCTGCATGGTAACCGAGAAAGAAGTGGAACTGCTTCATTAACGGCTGGTGTATATTATCCAATAAGAATACAGTTTGGTGAAAATAGCGGTGGTGATGTGTTGACATTTAATTATTCTACACCAACAATAAGTAAAACAACAGATGTTACAGGTAGAGTTTTTTATAACGCAGCAACAAATGGATTTTAATGTATGGCAAACGAATTTAAAAAAGAATGTGGTGTAGGAATGTATTGGTGTAATACTGACCAAAAATGTAAGCCTATGCAAGAAGATGCCAGAATACCAAAAAAACCAGGTCAACCAGATAAGTCTGATAAACACTCTGATTTATATACAGACGAGGATCCAAAAGGCACGATTCAAGGCCTTAAATTTGCAACAACACAAGACGCAAAAGAAAGCGTAAGTAAAATTAAAAATAGTGGTCGCTCACATGCACACAAAATTCAAGCAGCCATTGCCATGGAGCAAAGAGCTCGTGTCATGGGTAAAACAGAAGCTGCTGGTGTATACCGAGGATTTATTAATTCTATGAAAAAGAAAACAAAAGACATGCGTGAAGATTGGTCACAAAAATACAAAAAAAGTATTGACTGTAATAATCCAAAAGGATTTTCACAGAAGGCTCATTGTCAAGGTCGTAAAAAGCGAATGAGTGAAGACGCTCCGGCTAATGCTGTTGGCACAGGATCAGTTGCTGGTCTTGGTGTTGGCGCTCAAGGCGAACCTGGTGTGAATAAGAAAAAAGGATTGACTCCATTCATAGCATTTATTCGTAGAAAGAAACCTCAATAATATGTGGATGTTATCATTTATACCCGATTCTTGGATTCAATTAGCCGTTCATATCATATTTGGACTTGGTGTGGCTGGTCTTGTAATAACATGGTTAATTCAAAATGTATTTGACCATTTCACAGGACTTATACCATGGATTAAAACAATTCGTTGGGTGAGTATTGTGTTGTTTGTTGGTGGTTTATATTTTGAAGGTGGTATTGGAGTAGAATCAGAATGGCGTTCCCGTGTGGCACAATTAGAAGCTAAAATTAAAGTAGCAGAACAACAATCAAAGGATGCAAATGATAAGCTCAAAAATCAAGTCGTTTCAAAGGTTAAAATTATTAAAATCAATTCTGCAAACAATAAAGAATCTATTACTCAAAATAAAGAAGTGATTGATGCTGAATGTAGTTTAAATGATAAAGCGATTGTTATCTATAACAACGCAGTTAAGAATGGTGCCAAATGAAAAAATTATTATTGATTAGTTTATTACTAACTGGATGTGCAACAAGTGTGCCTGTAAAGATGTCTTTTCCACAAGCACCCGAACCACTATTAGAATCAGCTAAAGATTTAACACCTTTAGACCCAAATAAAAAGAAATTATCTGATTTATTAGATAACGCAAATACAAACTATACAGAATACCACGAATTACAAGAAAAGCATAAGGCTTGGATTGAATGGTATAATACTCAACGCAAAATATTTGAAGGTGTAAAATGAAAAAACTAATACTTATAGCGTCTATGTTTTTATTAACTAGCTGTGCAGCTATTGACGCATATCGCATGGCTAAATTTGATAATAATGAATATGCTTTAATTAATTCTGTAAGAACACAAGCTAACCTAGGCGCATCTAAATGTGGTACACCTGAAGTGAAAGATACTGTAAATAAAATTTATTACAAGGCCGTAGAGTTGAGAAACTATAGTCAATCTATTCCTAAAAATGAAGAAACAATTAAGATGTCTTCAGAGTTGGCAGAAATTGTCAAAGGTTTGAATGATAGATATAATGGTACTGAACCTGTGAGTTTGCCATATTGCACGACCAAATTTGGTCTCATTGAAAAGAATGCTGTAACAATTCAAAATGTTGTTGGAGGAAAACCAAGATGAACGATTTATTAAACGAACTATTAGGTTCAGATAATGCGGCTGTGGTAGATTTTGCCAAAGAAGCCAATGACTTCAAAAATATGTTTGAAGCAAAACAAATTAGTGCTAGTGAATATAAAGAATTACTCCGTGATTTAGAGCATAGTAAAGCTATCGCAGCTGCTGCTGGCGATTTAGAAACAAAAACTAAATTAAATGAGCTTGTTGAGAATTTAATCAATGTTGCTTCATTAGTTGCTTAAGGAGATAATATGTCAGAAGTAAAGAAAAAAGAAGAAGATTGGATGACCAGTAAATGGCGTCCTATGATGGCTATGGTTTATATGGCAATCAATGTGTTTGATTTTATTGTGATGCCTGTATTTTATAATCTATTACAATTCTGGACACAAGGTCAACACATATCAGCCTATCAAGCACTCACACTACAAGGCGGTGGTTTAATTCATATCGCTTTTGGTGCTATTCTAGGCATTTCTGCTTATACTCGTGGTCAAGAAAAAGTTGAAGCAATTAAAAATACTCCAGCACCGACACCAACACCATCTACACCGAAACCAGTTGCTAAGATAGAAGAAGAATATGTTGCCTGATGAACAAGAAGTTCAGGACTTAAAACTAGGCATCGGTTTGCTCAAGAAAGATGTTGAACAGACCGATGAGCTTTGCCACAAATTATCTGATTCTTTGAATAAGCTCCAAGAAATCAATGTTAATCTTATGCAGATGATTACCTTGCATGAGCAAAGGCACGAACAACACGAAAAATCACAGAAAGATATGAAAGACGACATCAAAGAATTACATTCTCGTATTACCACAGTTAATCGTGAAATCCATGAGCGTATTGACCAGGTAGAGAAACATATTACTGATAGACTAGATGATATTCGTTCCGATTTGGCTACACACAAACAACAAGATAAGAAAACAATCATCACAGAGTTAAGTGAAGTAGAAAGATGGAAATGGATAATATTGGGTGCGGTAATGTCAGCTGGATTTATATTAGGTAAACTTGAACTCTCCTCTATACTTTCCTTTATAAAGTAATTGACTTTTGTGTAACAGTATGATATAGTATGGTTCTATGTCGCTTATTATTGATTCAAAATATCTAAAGTTAATTTCTTACCGTTTAAGAAACTTTAAACAAAAGAAAGATTATCTCTGGAACTTCTCATGCCCATTCTGTGGTGATTCTAAAAAGAAAATCACCAAAGCTCGTGGGTATGTGTTCCAAAAAGATAACAACCTATTCTTTGGTTGCCACAATTGTGGGCATGGTACCAACATTGGCAATCTTATCAATCAAATTGATCCATCACTTCAAAAAGAATATATCATGGAAAGATATAAGTTTGGTGAAATGAAATCATCTAATTATAAAGAGCCACGATTTGATGTACCTACACCAAGGTTTGACAAACTAGAAAAACAAAAAGTATTTGACCATGCAGAATTTTGTGATAAACTTCCACAAGGCCATTTCTGTTTAACCTATTTACAGAAACGAAAGATTCCTGTCCAACATTATGGCCGTCTATTATTTACTTCTCACTATAAACAATTCATAGATGTTTTAATTCCTAATCATGGTCACCAATTAGTTGATGATGCTCGTTTAGTTATACCATACTATGATGAATATAATAATCTGATTGCGGTGTCAGGCCGTGCATTGGAGAATAGTGATAAAACATTAAGATACATAACATTAAGAACCAATGATTCTGATAAGAAGTTGGTCTATGGTATGGACCGTGTGGACTTATCAAAACCAGTTAAGATTGTAGAAGGCCCCCTTGATAGTTTGTTCTTGTATAATTGTCTTGCTTCAGGTGATGCTAACTTAACATCTGTCGCTAAAAGCATCAATGCACCCAAGAAAATACTTATGTTTGATAACGAACCTCGTAATAAAGAAATTGTGAAGATGATGCAGGATGCAATCAAATCGCAACACGATGTCGTTATTTGGCCAAACACTCTTTCTGGTAGTAAAGATATAAATGAAATATTTTTATCAGGAATTACCTTGGATGAGATTGAAAGTATTATAAGTAGAAGCACCTTCTCTGGTTTAGAAGCACAAACAAACTTCGTATTTTGGAAGAAAATATAACACACATAACCCGTTACACCTTGCGTTTAATTTTTCAGTAATTTTATTAATAATTTGGAGTATTTGAATGACTAATATCGTTCACGATATAAAGATAGACTATTCTCGTGATTCTCTTTTTGATGAACTTGGCCTTAAAAGACTTAAAGAATCATATATGCGTGAAGATGAGCAGTCACCTCAGGAGAGATTTGCATATGTATCAAAAACTTTTGGATCTAATCAGGAACATTCACAACGGCTTTATGATTACGCTAGTAGGCATTGGCTTTCTTATTCTACTCCTATCCTTTCTTTCGGTCGTAGTAAGCGTGGTCTTCCTATTTCTTGTTTCTGGACGATTCAGCAGAAGGTCTTGTTGAAACGCTGTCAGAAGTAAATTGGTTGTCAATGTTGGGAGGTGGCGTTGGAATTGGTATTGGTATTCGTTCTACTGATGATAAGTCTGTTGGTGTTATGCCTCATCTCCGCACTTACGATGCTTCTTCTTTGGCTTATCGCCAAGGTCGCACTCGTAGGGGTTCTTATGCTGCTTACTTGGATATTTCTCATCCTGATATTATGATGTTCCTTGAAATGAGGAAACCAACTGGCGACCAGAATATGCGTTGCTTAAATCTCCATCATGGTATTAATATCACCGATGATTTCATGCACATCATTGAAAAGTGTATGATTGACCCAAATGCTAATGATGATTGGGAATTAAAAGACCCACATAATGGCGAAGTGCGTGAAGTTGTTTCAGCAAAAGCTTTATGGCAATCCATCCTTGAAATGCGTATGCAAACAGGTGAACCATATATTCACTATATTGATACAAGTAATGAAGCCATGCCTCAATGGCAAAAAGATTTAGGTCTCAAGATTCGCCAGAGTAACCTTTGTTCTGAAATTATTTTACCAACAAATGGTGAAAGAACAGCTGTATGTTGTTTATCTTCACTCAACTTGGAATACTATGATGATTGGAAAGAAAACAAACTATTTTTAAAAGATGTTGCAGAGATGCTTGATAATGTCCTACAACATTTTATTGATAATGCACCAAAACAAATTAAAAGAGCCAAATACTCTGCTATGCGTGAAAGAAGTATTGGTATTGGTGCTCTAGGATTCCATGCGTATCTACAAAAGAATAATTTACCATGGGAAAATCCAATGACCGTTGGTCGCAATAAGGCCATGTTTAATAATATTAGGAGTAAATTAAATGAAGCCAATCAAGAATTGGGTAAAGAGCGTGGCGAAGCACCTGACGCCAAAGGTACGGGTAACCGTTTTAGCCATCTTATGGCTATTGCTCCTAACGCTTCTAGCAGTATCATTATGGGAAACACCAGTCCAAGTATAGAACCATATCGTGCTAACGCTTATCGTCAAGATACATTGAGCGGGTCTTTCTTAAATAAGAATCGTTATTTGGATGATATTATTAAAAAGAAATGTGAAGAAGATCCAAAATTAGATTATAATGAAGTTTGGTCTTCAATTATTGCGAATGATGGTTCAGCACAACATTTGGATATACTTGATGACTGGCAAAAAGATGTATTCAAGACCGCTATGGAAATTGACCAACGTTGGGTTATTCAACATGCAGCTGACCGCCAAGAATATATTGACCAAGCACAAAGTTTAAATGTATTCTTTAGACCAGATGTAAATGTAAAATATCTTCACGCAATTCATTTCTTGGCATGGAAACAAGGGTTAAAAACATTGTATTACTGCCGTTCTGAAAAGATTGGTAAGGCTGATAAAGTAGCAAAGAAGATTGAAAGACAAGTAATGCAAGAAATTGACTTAAAACAAATAGCAACAGAAGAATCTGTTTGCATCGCATGTGAAGGATAGAAATGACCAAGAAATACGATTATAGAGTTACAGACGAAAGAACCAGTTTTAAACCATTCAACTATCCTTGGGCTTATAACGCATGGTTAGCTCATGAGCAATCTCATTGGTTGCACACGGAAGTCCCAATGGCTGAAGATGTAAAAGATTGGAAAAATAAACTAACACCACCACAGAAACAATTTTTAACACACATCTTTCGTTTCTTCACACAAGGCGATATTGATGTTGCAGGTGGTTATGTAAAGAATTATCTACCGTATTTTCCACAACCAGAAGTGAGAATGATGTTGTTAGGGTTTGCAGCTCGTGAAGCACTTCATGTTGCAGCTTATTCACATCTCATTGAAACATTGGGTTTACCAGATACAACTTATAATCAATTTTTAGATTATCAACAGATGAAGGATAAACACGATTATGTTACGGATATTAGCTCAAAGAACGGTGACCTTGCGTCAACTGCAAGGCATATCGCCGTATTCTCTGCTTTTACGGAGGGCATGCAGCTTTTTAGTAGTTTTATTATGCTCCTTAATTTTCCTCGTCATGGTATGATGAAAGGTATGGGTCAGATTGTAACATGGTCAATCGTTGATGAAACTCAACATTGTGAATCTATGATTAAATTATTCAGAACCTACATAGAAGAAAATAAAGAAATTTGGAACGATGAATTAAAAGGCCAAATCTATACCATCGCAGAAAAGATGGTTGAATTAGAGGACAGGTTTGTTGATTTAGCTTTTGAAATGGGTGATATGCCAGATTTAACCGCTAATGATGTAAAACAATACATCCGATACATTTGCGATAGACGCCTGATTTCACTTGGAATGAAAGGTGTTTATAAAGTGAAAAAGAATCCATTACCATGGGTTGAAGAAATGATTAACGCACCAACACACACAAACTTTTTTGAGAACCGTGCTACTGATTACGCCAAAGGCGCACTATCAGGTGATTGGGAAAATGTTTGGGGTGCAGCTGCATAACTAGGAAAAACATGAAGAAATTATTACTATTACTTTTATTACCATTAACATCACTGGCAAATCCAATTGATGATAAATGTCCACAATTTACACCTTATGGTGCACCAGTATCAAAGGCCGCCAATGTTCAATACATGTGTAAAAAGAACTATGCTCTACAATACAATTACAATACAAAAACAGCTGTATATGTATTAGAACATCTTACTAAAGAATCAATTACAGGCCCAGCAAAACGCAAGGACGATTTTCGTCCTGATCCAGAAGTTCCTGTGCAACATCAAAGTCATTTAGCTGATTATGCTGGTAAACCATATGACCGTGGTCATTTAAGTCCTGGTGCTGATAACACACAAAACGATGAAATCATGTCAGAATCATTCTTTCTAACGAATATGATTCCACAGGTACCAAACAACAATCGTGGTATCTGGAAGCAATTAGAAACCAAGGTGCGTGATTATGTATTGAAAAACAATGATGTTTATGTGGTATCTGGACCAGTCTATGAAAAAGGATATGCAGTCATTGGTAACAATGTTGGTATTCCCACAAAGGTGTATAAAGTGATTGTTGATGTAAAGAATCAAAAATCAGCAGCTTACATATTTCCAAATACACCACTACCTGTTGCAGATTTAGAAAAATATAAATTATCCATAACAGAGGCTGAAAAGGTTATACACATCAATTTCAATCCAAAACTTAACGATTCATTAGAGAGTAAAAACAATTGGTCACATTAGAACAAGGTGCTGTTAATAAGATTAAAAGTTTATTAGCTGAAGAAGATAATCAGGAACTTAAATTAAGGTTATTTGTTTCTGGTGGCGGTTGCTCTGGTTTTCAATATGGTTTTACTTTTGATGAAACTCAAAACGAAGATGATTTTGCAGTAGAAAAAGATGGTGTCACTTTACTTATAGATGCTATGAGTATGCAATATCTTAATGATTCTACCATAGATTACACTAAATCGTTAATGGGTGAACAATTTGAAATTAAGAACCCAAACGCCACAAGTAAATGTGGTTGCGGTTCATCGTTTGCAGCCTAGGAGAAACTCATGGCATATTCAGAAAAGGTATTAGACCATTATGAAAACCCAAGAAATGTGGGTTCTTTTCCTAAAGACGAACCAGATGTTGGCACAGGTATGGTTGGCGCACCGGCCTGTGGTGATGTGATGAAATTACAAATCAAAGTGGAAGATGGTATCATTACAGATGCTAAATTTAAGACCTATGGTTGCGGCTCAGCCATAGCCTCATCAAGTTTAGTTACAGAAATTCTTAAAGGTAAAACCTTACAAGAAGCATCCACTATTAAAAATTCAGCGATTGCTGAAGAACTAGCACTACCACCAGTAAAGATACATTGTTCAGTCCTTGCTGAAGACGCTATCAAAGCTGCAATCAAAGACTACGAACTTAAATGTTCGTGTAAATAATTCAACAGGATAACCTATGGCAAACAAACATCACTCGTGTGAATGTGGGTCTAAATATGTAATACAGTATGACAAAGAGATATGTGAAACGGATCCTCTCTATTGTCCATTCTGTGGAGAATACATGATAGACGAAATTGATGGAATTAAAAAATCATTCAACGAGGAAGATGGTTACGAAGATTGAAATGGATATATCATAATAAGGAATTTACGGGTGAAGAAATTGGTGAGTATTTTGGTATGGTATATCTTATCACCAATGTTAAAACAGGCCGTAAATATGTAGGTAAGAAGTTTTTTACTAAAGCTGCAAGACGCCAAGTAAAGGGTAAGTCAAAGAAAGTCCGAATCGCATCCGATTGGGAAAAATACTTCGGTTCAAATAAAGTCATACAAGAAGAAGTGAAGACTCTCGGAGAAGATGTGTTTAAGAGAGAAATATTACACCTCTGTAAATCGCGCTCAGAATGTTCTTATTGGGAGACCTGGGAGATATTTAATCGGGATGCTTTGAGAACTGACGATTACTACAATGATTGGGTTTCATGTCGTATTAGGAAAGCTCATTTATTATCAAACCGGACACCAGCTATGTATAAAACAAAGATGCGCCGGCCAACACATTTCCGCTAAATAAATACTATTATTGCCTAATATGCAAAAAGATTTAGAAGCCGATATAATCAGGCACCTTCGGTCATGGCATCCAGTTGTCCGTGAATATTGGTGGATTAAGTTTTCCAACTATAAAGGAAACATACTCATATTTGTTGGATCCACACTTACGGGTCAGGTGTTAACCCGATACTTTCCAGATGAAGATTTAGCCTGTAAATTCATCAATTGGGTGCTCAATCAAGACCCAACTAAATTGATAAAACATCAGAATTAGACATTCTGAATAGATAAATACAATATAAATGTAATTCTTCAATCATTGTTTAGAGAGATTCTATGGCAATCAGTCAAATAACAGCTGCTTCAATCGCAGACGGAACAGTAGTTGCAGCCGATATTGCAGCTAACGCAGTCACCACAGTCAAAATAGCAGATTCAGCGGTTACCGCAGCTAAATTAGCTCCAGGTGCAGCCCTATCAAACGGACAATTATCAATCACATCATCAAGTATTAGTTTTATACCTGATTCTCCAGCATCAGCATCACCATACAAGATTCTAGGTCAGATTGTTGGTGTAGCCAATACAGATTCTAATGTGTATGTGGTTCCTGCTTCAACCAATACAGTAGTAAATTTAATTACTGTTTGCAACGGCACACAAAATAACATTCTCATTGATTTAGTGGCAAGACCTTCAACTGAAGCATTAGCAACTAAACACTTTATTCTTAAATCACTCAACATTCCTGCAGCTGATACATTAGTATTAGATACAGGTGTTACATTACCAACATCAGCAATTCTTTCAGCCAATGTGATAGGTGCCAATGCGACCTCATCAGCTGCAGGTGTTGCTATTCACGCATATGGAGTTGAAATCAAATAATGCCTAACGCACTCAAAATTTTAGGACAATTAAATCCTACAGCAAACACTCAAGGTAATGTTTATGTGGTTCCAGCTTCAACGGCAGCGGTTATCAATAACATTACTGTTGCAAATCAATCAGCAGCTAATGCTTCGTATTCAATCATCGTAATGCCTTCAGGTGGTTTTTCAGCAACGGCAGCTAATACATACTTTGTGGTTCGTGGTGGTGTAGTACCGGCCTCTGATACTGCATTGTTAAGTTTAGGTCTTACATTACCTGCTGGTGCAATCTTAGCAGCAAATACAAATTCAGGTTCACTTTCAATATCAGCGTTTGGTGTAGAGATTAGCTAATGGCTGAAATTAAGTATTTCGTTTCCGATAACAACGGGTCATTTGTTCGGCCGTTAAGTTATGGAT